CATTATCCGCCAAAACTACATTCTCGTCACTCATTGTTTCCTCTTAGATTTCGGCGCGCTTGCGCATGCGATCAATCGTCATGCGCGTGAGCGTGCCATCGCTGATTGCACTTGACAGATATTGTTGCACTCTGTCAAGTGCTTTGAATTCAAAATGGATGCGTTCGCGTGCTTCAGTGGTTTCCGCCATAGCCCAATCATCGAGCAATTGCTGGCGGATGCCCATCCACGCATCCTTATACAAATTACTTTCTAATATGCGTTGCGCTTCGTGAGCGCGTTTAATCTTTTCTTCGGCTGTCATTGCATTGGCTGCACGGCTTGCGCGATTGCATCAAGTTGCATGCGCTCACGATCCATATTTACTTTGGCATCAATCTCTGCCTGTGTTTGAGCAAGGCTTACGCCATACTTAAGTTCCATTTCCTGGCGTCTTAACACACCATCTTGCGCAATGCGATCACGTTCACGATCATCGGCGCGGATCATCTTCTCGCGCTCAAGGGCAAGCTCGGCTGCTTTCTTTTCAATGTCAGCCTGGATTGCCTGAACCTGCACCGCGGTAAGTGCCTCGGACGGATCGGGACGCGGTTGTTGTTGCGGTGGACTGTAGTCCATGGGCAACTGATTGATGAATTGCGTCGTGTCCTTGTATCCCGCCAACTCGATAATCTTGGTAAGCGTTCCTGCGTACTGACCAACCGTAACCAACGGATTGTTTGGCCCAAGACTTTGCAGGATTTGCTCTTGCTTGGCGGCAATGGCTTGCAAGAATTGCAAACGCTCATCGCTATTGCCCGTTCCAAGCCCAACGTTAACGCTCACATCCATCATGGCGTCCCATCCACGCGGATCAACCTCGATCCACTGGTTGCGCAGACGGACAACACGAGGCTTATCTTGGTTTTGCGTGATCAGGCGCAGCAATCCCTTAAATAACCGCTTCATGCCAATTTCGGCAAAGATGCGCGCAATTAGTTCGATGTGTTGCTGCGCGGCTTGCACGGTGGCTTGAACCGCCAAGCGCGTTGTCGATTGCAGGGCATCAGCGTTAAGGCCCATGGACGCTTTAGACATGCCAGTGCGCGCTTCTTTAACCTGATCCATGTACTCGATCATGGAAAACGCTTGCTGACCAACAAATGGCGTTGAGAATGGCTGCACCATGCCTGGTGCTCGCATCCTAATGATTGCGCCGTTCTCATTGTTCAGCACGTCATCCATATTTACCTGGCCTTCCACAACCGCGGTGCGCGGGTGAATGGATTGCGCCAAGGAATCAAGCATATTGCGAAGGATCACGGACTTGATGCGCTGAATGTCCATGGTTACGTCAGCCGTTGACATACCAAAAAAGGTATGCGGCTCAGGATCTGGCACAAAGTAAGTGAACGGAATATCGTCAGCGGGTTCGTTCGCCACAATCTTATAAGACGGGCCCATAGTGCAAATCTTGCGCAACTCGGCAAGCCCATCACCGTCCATATCCATGCGGATATAGGCTTCCAGGTACAGGATTCTGCGCTGCGCGGGATTGTTGTCGCTTTCGCCAAACATCATTTGCGCGGGATTACGGGCAATGCGCTCAATGTTTGTGTCTAATTCATCTTCACCCGTATTGGCTTCAACCTCTTCCTGGTCATAGCCCATGGCGACCAGTTCGCTGACCGTTGCCAACTTGCGATGTGCCACAATGTCAGCGTCATCAAACGTGCGAGCGCGTCTGTCAATAATGAATTCTTCAGGCGCAAGCGACTCGACGCGAAACTTCTTGTGCGTAATGCGGCGGCTTACCTTGACTTCGTGAACCAACACGGTTGGCGTGAGTTGCTGGCCGGTGATCGGATCAATGATTGGTGGTGGCGCGTTGGGATCTGGCTCGCTTTGCAGATCAACCATTTCAACGCCATCCTGACTAAGCAGCAACGTCAGCTGCGCGTCATCCATGCCTGAATATGACTCGTTTTTTATCTCGGTGCGCTCATCAACCCACCACTTGATCACACCCGTTTTGCGCACTAAAGCGTCTTTGAATGCCGAGTGAAGCGTAACGAAGAAATTATTATCCTCGTTCAGAATGTATTTCACATAGTCCGTGGCTTGCTCTGCCATCGGCACATCTTCTTTTGAGCGTGGGATGTACTGAACAACATTCTCGCTACTGAAAAATATGCGCATCAGGCTTGGCAAAATAGCCTGCACGGTATCGCGCACATCCATCGAAACAACCTGGCTGCGCCCTTCTTCTTCATCGCCAAAAGGATCGCCAAAGTAATACTCGGTGGCTTTGGCGCGTAAGTTGCCAATCTCTAAGTCAATAAAGTTAACGGCATCCGTGAGTTCAGCGGCAACAATTGCCTGTACTTCGGTGTCGTCCATGGCTTGTCCAGACTTCGCGCCGGTTTCGAGTTCCGTTTCAATGTCCATAGCTCACCATTTGACCTTGTTTGCCCAATATGCCGCGCTCATTTTACCCTTGGCGATGTTGGCTGCGTGACGCGCTTTGAAGGCTTCGTTACGCTTTGACCCTTCAGGACTGCCACTTACGCCTTGTTGCCCGAAACGGATCAGCTTGACCTCATCACCCGATTTCGCCAAAACAGCATGGCTTTTTGTGGGGTGGCTTGGCGTTTTCTTTGGCTTGTTGTAACCGGAAAACGTTTCTGATCCTCGCTTAATCACGCCATTCAACCTTGTTGCGGGAAGTTTGACCGATAGAAACGTATAGCTTGCATTGAGCGTCGACTATCTTGGGTTCGTGTGATGGGGCCGCCAACGAGCCATGCGTCGCATGTTCTTGCCGCGGCGCACTTGAAATGGAAGAGTTCGCAATATCCGAGGTTTGCGGCTTCTTGAACAGTCTCCTCAAGATCCACGTCCATGCCTTCATCATCGTTTTCTTCGCCTTCCATGGCGGCGTTTTCAGCGTCGCCTTCATAATCGTCGTCGCTTTCTTCGCCATCTTCGCCGTGCATACCGTCTGTGATGCACTCAATCATCTCTGGCGTCTGAATAAACGCTGCGCAGTTACCGCAGCGCATGCTCATGGCTTGCTCTAAGTCAGTGTTCCAAGTCTTTGATTTTGCTTGCCAAAATTCATCGTTTGGCATTTCAGGATTAGCAGGGCCATAACCCACGTTGGCAAAAGCCCAATTCCTGTTCTTTAGGTTCGCCAGTGCATCCGTGGTTTCAATAGGGCATTGCATCACATCGGCTTCCGCGTGATCCCTGCCTCGGAAAGCGCAATCGCAACGGCTTGCTTGGGATTCTTAACCTTCGGGCCTTCCTTGCTACCGGAATGCAACTTGCCCGCTTTGTACTCGCGCATCACTTTGCTGATCTTTTTTTCGGCTTTGGTTTTCTTCATCATGGAATTATGTCCGTCATAGAAACACGCATAACGTGATTTTGCTCAGCAACAATAGCAATCTTTTGACCCGGCGAAACAGTGATGTAAACAACCGTGTTCGCTGGAATAATAGGTGATGACTCGCTAGCAACTGGATCATTGCCAACTGCAAAGTGGCAGTGATAACCAGCATTTGAACCGTTAGCAACGCGCATCAACGTAACGCCAGTGCCAGCGGCGTGTGATTGCTGGCTCACGTCAGATGTTGTGATATTCGTGTTTGTGCCAAGTTTGCCGACGATTTCAGGCCATAGGTGGCCCGCCGAATCGCGCACTTGCTTACTCATTTCTTCCTCGCAGCGCGCATATTGTCAATTAAATTAGGGTAAGGGCGGCCAGCGGACTTCGCCATTGCCTTTGCGCTAGCCTTTTCCTTTTTGGATAAAGGTTCGCTCTTGCCAACTGATTTTGGACGTGGCTTGTCCCAAACGGGTTTGGTTTTCATGCGCGCACCTTATCAATAGGCTTGCAAAAATGCAAGCGGCGTGTTAATCGCGCTGCAAACGCTTTAGCAATTCCACGCAATCCGCCAACAACTGATCGGTTAATTCAAGCAACTCTTGCGCGATTTCGTTTGCCACGTCCACCTTGACGGATGGGTGGATGTTCTCAACCAAACTGTTAACCGTGGCTTTGATCGCCATTTGCTCTAGGTTCATCCTTGTCCTTTCAATAGTTCAGCGGCATCCGTGTAACCGTTTTTCTCTAGCACTTCGATGCAATGGTTTAAGCGCGCTTCGCTTGCCACAAACTCAATCTGCGCTGCAAAGATAAATAGATTCTCTGCATGCTGATCAAACCCCGTGTTTCTTGCGATACCCATCACATCGCCAATCGTTAAGTCTTTCATTTCAACGCACCCTTTATATGTTCAGGCACCTTTGGCAATGGCGCCCAGGCAATGGCCCATGTCTCCCATGTTCCGATCACGCACACGCCACCAGGCGTTAGCAGCAACATTTTCACGCCTAGCGGTGGCGGGTCGTCGTCTGGTGTGCGCCATATGGCTTGACCCGCGAGGTAGTCTTTCATGTCCTTGCTCGTATGGCGGCGGCGCGGTCTTTAAGTGCAGTAGCACCCACGGCCATGATCGTCTCGTACCAACCATGTTTTTCCTGTGCTCGGTTGAACGCCCCCGTCATGTCGGTCATCTCTTTATCTGACCACATCTTGACTTGATGCGTAGGCCACACCAACTCAGCACACGCCTCACGCTCGGCAGCGGCAACAAGGCCAGCGAATCGTTCAAGCAATTCAGGTAGCGCCCCACTCGTGTACGTCATACCAAGCGAGTTTTGCTCAAAGCCAGCCTCCCGCGCCATGCGGATGATATCTTCCCTGTTCATCACGCTACCCTTATCCCAAATGGGTTATGCCAAAGCACTTTTTGCTTAGGCTTACGCGGCTTAAAGGTTTTGTATTCCTCTTTCACCTCGAAATAGTTCACAAGTGTTTTCTTCCACGGGATCTGAATATCCTTGATCCCTTTGGACTTCACAACAAGATCTTCTTGCGCCAATTCGGTCATGAGTTGGTCAATCCTTTTGCTCGTCATATCAAACTTCTTCGCCAAATGCCAAGCGTTGACAGGGTTCTTTAACCCTTTCAGGTAATCAAAGATCAACTTCTTTCGCTCTTCCTTTAGCATTTTCATGTGCTTGCTCATGGCACTTTTCTCCTGTTAAGTCATTTCCCAAAGTGTTTTTTGACCTCTAAGTAATTGATCTGTGTCAATTCTCGGCCTTGATTTAGTATTCCAATTTCCCCCTCCTCGCAAACCAATACATTTCCAATTGCTAGCCTTCAATGATGCCCCGCCTTCTTCAGGAAGCGTGTAAGTAATGAGGCGCTTGTATCCGAGCGCTTTTGCTGCTTTCCAAGCGTGTGAATAAAGCATTGAGCAAGCATTCTTAGTTCCGTCTGTGCAACAACGATTAACTTCAAGCGTCCATCCGTTATCAAGCATTCTTGCTACAGGCCTGCCAACAATAGCCACGCCAACAACCTTATCTCCATCGCTTACCGCCAAACAAAACTTGCACCCAACTACAGGTTTGTGATGACGGTGAAATGCAGAAACAAAAGCATTGGCTTCTTCAAAATTTATAGGGGTTATCTCCATTAAACAACTGCCCTCAAGTTCCTTTTAATTGGCTTACCCCATTGGGAGTTGTAAGCCTTCCCGTATAGCGCGGTTCCTGCTTCGCTAGCAAAGGTCAACGCCAAAGCGTCAGCCATATCGGGTGAACCCATGCCGCGCTTGCGCATCTCATCTTTGCTTTCAAGTTTCATCTTGCCGCTTGAATTAAACGAGTAACGCGGCGCAACGAGTTCCGCCAAAAGCGATTCATCTTTAGGCACCTTGCAATCGCGCTTTTCCAACCACGCTTTCATGCGTCCCCATAACTCAGCCCGCAAGTTAATGTAGGTGTTCCCCAAAGCAGGTGACTCTGAAACATTCACGCCACGCGCTGGCATATTCAACTCACGCAACCGATCAACAACGCCAGCACCTAACCCTATCGAGTCAACCAGTATCTCAACAGGCCTATCCTCAAGACGCGTCACTTCGTACTCGCTCACAACGGCACCCGTTGTTTGCATCAGATCCAGGTTCCTCCACTTCCTGATTTCCGTAACCGTGTTCCCTTTCCTTTTAGCAAGTGCCGTGGAATCCGTGCCAAACCTTGCTACATCCAAACCCCAGATCACGGGTGACTCTGTGGGGGCAACGTCACGGTGAAACGCGCTATCAACAAGTTCAACGCCAATCAACGTATCGTCATCGGTTGCAGGAAACTCACCCAACACGCGAACACGAAACGCGTTGGATTCCTCGCCATAGCGCGAAGCCATGTCCTGGATATATTCCTTGCTCACGCGCCTTGAGTCATAGCAAGACACGCGGCGCGTCCACCATTCATCCTTCAAACGGTTGTGCGTCTCAAAGAAAAACCCGCTGGACTTTGTTGGGTTCCCAAGCAAAATCGTGACAGCGTTATGCCCTGACATAGAACCCGCGGCAGCCTCAAACACGGCTTCAGGAATCCCTGACGCTTCATCCGCCACAAGCATCACGTTATCCGAATGCACACCCTGTAAGGCTTCAGGTTGCTCGGCACGCGATGTGCGAGCCGATATAAACGACTCTTGCGGCGCGGCACGCATTTCAATGCGGTCCGTTTTCATCTCTAACCGATCACCCCAAGCGTTTGGCAACTCCTTCACCCATCGCTTGAGTTCAGCAAACAGTGCGTCGTACAACTGGCTCGATGTTGGCGCAGTCACAACAATCTTGGCAGGACCGCGCGTCAATATGTACCAAATCATCGCCCAGGACGCGGCTGTCGACTTACCTACACCGTGGCCGGATCGCACGCTGATCTTTCGCTCGCCACGCGATATAGCTTGCAAAAACTCTTCTTGCCACGGATCTGGTGATACACCAAGCACCTCGCGTACAAACAACGGCGCGTTAGGGCGGTAACGAAGCACTAGCTCGAGGTAACGCTTATAAATCTCATTATTAGCCGACATGATTCACCACCGCGCGATGCACTAACGTATGCGTCACATTCATACCAAACTGATCCTTAACCATTGAAGCGATTTTTCGGTAACTTTTACGCTCGCTGGCTTTTTCCGCCATAAACATCAAAATCGGATGCGTCACTTCATCAGGAACAAGTTTTGCCGTTTTACCGTCACCTTCTTTGCGAAACCCAAACGGGATATGCCCGCCAACCCAACCTCCAGCCTGCGCCTTACTCTTGCGACCGTCAGCCATACGCTCGGCAATGCGTCGGCGCTCGAGCCTAGCAACTGCCGCCATAAGCGTAAAGAAAAACTCAGACCAGCTCGAGCCATTGTTAACCGGGTCCGTTCCTAACGCCAACACAATCATCTTGACGCCCTGAGCCTTCCACGCCTCAGCCATGGTTAACGCATCAACCGTGTCGCGGAACGCGCGATCCAACTGCGTCATTACCACCACGTCACCAGGTTGCAAAGCCTCCACCAACTGCGATCCAGCGTCACGCTTGGCGAGTTGCACGGAACCGCTTACGCCTTCATCCGTATATACCTGCGCTACATCCTCGCCGCGGATAAGTGCCAATCCCTGTATTTTCCTTACCTGCTCGGCAAGTGACGTGTTATCCACCTGCTCCTGTGTGCTTACCCTTGCATACCCATAAATTGCCATTGCGTTCCCCTCTGTTTGCTTACTTGTTGCAAGCGTAACAGCGTTTTGTTTACTTGTGAAAATTTTTTTGGGGTCCGTTTGTCGGGGCGACAGGCGGCGGGTGCGGGGGCAAACGGTAAGTTGGTGCACACAACTGCCAGGTATGCGAAGCATAAGTTGGCGGGTGTGGGGCACCGCGGCAAAGCCGCCCCTCCCAAATCGCGCCAGGGGGGGCAAAACGATTATTAAATGCGGATGATTCTCAATTCCAAGCCAATCGAGGATGAGAATGGTTCTCGAAAAACCGCCTAAACCTCACCGAGCGGACTAGATTGTCAGCTTTTGCGCGGTTCGGCGACAATTGTCGCGCATGGTAAAGCGATCGCGACGACGTTAATCTTGTTGCGGCGCATCAATTGTCAGTGCGTCAGCATGCTTAATCGCGTGCCATGCTTGCGAGTCGATGCTAATCGCCACAACAGGAGCGCGATTCTCCGCCCAAACCTTAGGATCGAGCTTAGACGCAAACCATTTGCGCGTATCAACGCGTAACCGCGGATCGCCCTTCGCCTCGTCGGCGATTGTCAGCGCCTCCTCCGCCAGCGCCGAGGCGCGCTCCTCGCGTGCGCGTGCGTACTGAGCGCTGCGTTCCGGAGCGAGGAGCCACCTATTTAAATGAGCTTGTTTGACATTTAAGCTTTCAGCAATTGCGCGCACGCTTTCGCCGGAGCTTATTCGCTCGAGAATCTCCTCCTCGCCTATCTGCTCAATAACAGCGAGCGCTGCTCGTTTTTGTGGTTGCCCAGCCATACAAAAACCCCTAAATGGTTGAAATTGTCCGACAAACGGTCAATTGGTCAAATGATTAGCATGATATTGTTTCGCTTGTCACAATCAATCAAAACGGAGCTAATATCATGCGCAAACCAAACGGCATTATTTTTTATCGCGGATTATCGCCAATTGACAACGAGCCAATCGTCGGTATCGCGGTTTTCGAGTCTAGCAATATCAAAACTGGCAATATGATCCAAACCTATATCATCCGGCCCGATATCAATCCAATTGATGCAGTTAATACTGGCGATGATAAAAGCATTTGTGGCGATTGTCCTCATCGTGGCAGCGAAAACCGCAAACGAACATGCTATGTAGACTATTCCAAAAGCGTTAACGCAGTTTTTAAAGCTTTCGAGCGTGGCTCATACCCTGATTTTTCGCACAATGTAAAGCTTGCCAGCAAATGGTTTAATGGCAGAAAGGTTCGCTTAGGCGCTTATGGCGACCCAGCAATGATTCCAGCTGATACATGGCTCGAATTGCTCGAGCTTGCCAGCGATTGGACCGGATATACACATCAATGGAAGCATGGATTTGCTCAAGCTCATCGCGAAATAGCCATGGCAAGCGCTGATAGCGTCAGCGATCGCGACGTCGCGCGCTCTATGGGATGGCGGACCTTTCGCGTCATCCCGATCGGATCGGCGCTTAAGCTTCAAAACGAAGCAATTTGCCCAGCAAGCCCAGAAGGTGGCGACAAAAAACAATGCATAACATGCGGGGCATGCGACGGCGCTTTAAAACCAAGCGCTGCATCAATCGCCATCGTTGTCCACGGAAAATCAGCGAAACAATTTGCGGAGGTTTAAACTATGAAGCAAGCTTTTATCGATTGGACAATCGCCGTTATTTTTGGCGTTGCATTTGCATGCGCAATTTTCTTTAACCTTTAACGCCAGCATGCCAATGAAAACTTAATCCAAGCCCTTAGGGGCTTTTTTTTCGCGCCCTCGCTCCGCGTGAGGCGACGTTTTTGCTTTTCCGCGCGCCCTTGCTCCGCAAACGGCGCCGATACGCATGGATAGCGCTTGCATTGAACATTGAAAGGAAAGCCCATAAAACCGCCCACAATCGATTTTCTCTAAAGCATGTAGGGTAGTAGCCACCATGAGTTTTAATCGCCTAAAAAGGCCCTTTCCGCGCGCCCTAGCTGCGCTAATGCGCACCGATCACCCTTTCGCTTTCGCTTTGTGCATTTCACGCGCCCTGGCTTCGCCAATGCGCTCGAGAATCGCTCGCATCGACGACCCGTACTCAATCCCGAGTCGCTCGCCATCGAGAATCGTTCTCATTGGACCGTCACCGGATTTCTCGTTACGTTTGACACACCCACATGCCCCTGTAGCCAAAAACATGCAAAAACCGGGGAATGGAAACGAAACGTTTCAACGTTTTTTCTTTGACTGACTTTCCATCAACGCCATAGCCTCTTTGCTCAACGCATAAGCCTGATCACTGTTCCCGCTGTAAACCGGCCCAATATCCTCTGGTGCCATCACGGACAACACTTCAGCGCCAGGCATAGCACGCTTAATGTTAACGGCTTGCGTAAAAAACTCCTGCTGCAAGATCACCGCAATCTCCTCCATCGTCCAGCAATCACACGCTGGCCTTAGTTCGCCATACGCGTAAGCCGACGCCGGATTCTCGCAAACCGCAAACACGCTTCCATCCTCACGCTGACCCTCAAGCACGTTCACACTCAACACTTTCCCGCCAAGCGTTTCCGCTTCCTTCTCTAACGCATCATAGGCCCGCTTCATCCCGGCACAAGCCGAGCGATACGCTTCCACGTCCCTCGCCTTATACGCATCCCGACAACGCATCAGTTGCCGCCAAAACCGTAAACGTGTTTCCTCGCTCACAAGTTCCGCCAAACGGTCTAACCCCCAACGCTGATCCGCTTCCCGTTTCCTCGCCATAACACCAACGGCTGCCGCGTTCATCGCCAACACAATCGCATCATCCACTTCAAACGGATTCTTCAAACGATCTTCAGGGTTACCGCCATGAAGATAAGTTTTTACCTTTCCCTTGTTCCTGTTGCCCGCCATAACATCAATCCTTTCTGTTCTCTGTTCACACTTCCTGCTTACGCTTTCCTGTTACCCGCCATGAAGATCAAATCAAAACCAACGTCCGAAACATTGAAGCGTCCGAATGTGTGTCTTTCAGACACACACACATTTCGGACGCGTTCGCTTTTTGTTCGTGAACCATTACGGACAATTCAGGACGCGTTTTCGGACGTTTCAGGACGTTTTTCATGATTT